ACTAAACCTAAATAATTATGGCAAAACCTGATTTTGTACAAGGAGTGTATCTAGATGAATCACCAAAAGAATTTGTGGTGGTTAAGATGAGGATGCACATAGATAGATTCAAAGAACATTTAAACAATCCTGATGTACAGGATGTAGTGAAAAAGAATAATGGCTACTTGTCAATGGATGTACTTAGAAGTAAGAATGGTAAACTTTACATACCACATAGTGATTTCTCACCTGAGAAAAAAGTAACAACAGCTGAACACAACCCTGATAGAAACTTAGGCTATGGGGATGATGACCCTTTCACAGACTAATAGATGATACTAGATATACAATCCCAACTTGATTTAATCCACAAAATAAGAAATGGAACTATCAAGGAGGGGTTAGCTCTAGGTATCAAATCATTTGATACATATTTTAGATTTAAAGAAGAATTTGGAGTATTTTTAGGACATAGTAATGTAGGTAAAACTCATTTCTGTTTTTACTTAATGTTTCTTTATAGCTACAGGCATGGATTAAGATGGCTATGTTATAGTAGTGAGAATGAAGTTTACAGTAATATAAAAAGAATAATAGAGTTTAAGTGTGGTCTACCCATTAACAAGATTGATGAGGAGGAGTTACTTGAAGCAAGTAAATGGGTGGATTCACATTTTAAATTTATAGCAATAGATGATATACAGACCTATAAGACTTTACTAGATTTAGGAGCAGAAATAAAAAAGGGATGGGATTACAATGGATTCCTAATTGACCCTTACAACTCTCTTGCTAAAGATAGAGAACTATATAGAAGTGTTGGAGGTCATGAATATGATTATACAGTTTGTAGTGAGTTTAGGTTGTTTTGTCATAAACACAAAGTAGCTTTATGGCTAACTACTCATGCAGTAACTGAGGCTCTTAGAAAAGTACATCCTGCTCAACATGATTATGCAGGTTATCCAGTTTGCCCAAAATTTAGTGATTGTGAAGGAGGTGGGAAGTTCTCAAATAGACCCAACTTTTTTTGCTCAGTTCATAGGATGGTACAACATCCATTAGACTGGATGATTACAGAATTGCATGTACTTAAAATAAAAGATACATCTACTGGTGGTATGCCAACAACATATCAATCACCAATTAAGATGAGGTCAGTAATAAATAATGTTGGTTATAGTCTAGAGGGAGAGAACATGAAAGAGTTGATAGATGAATATACTAGAGAAAGCAGCAAAGAAACATAAGATATGGGTGAACATATGCAAGTCATTTGGATTAGACCAAGCAACAGCAGAGGATTTAGTTCAGGAGTTATATATAAAGATTCATTATCTTACAGAAAAAGGTACAGATATTAGTTATGGTGATGATGATGTTAATTACTATTATATATTCAAGACATTATACACAATGTTCTTACAGCTTAAAAAGAAAAAAAATAGAATATCATTTGTTAGTGAGGAAATATTGGCAAACCTTGAAGATGGGGAACAGGTTGAATTTGCAAAAGTTGAACAAAAGTTTAATGAAGAATTTTCTAAGCTACATTGGTATGACCAAAAAGTATTTGAAATAATTGCATCAGGAACAAAAATATCTGAGTTGAGTAGAAAGACAACAATTACATATATAAGTTTATACAACACTTATAGAAATGTAAAGAAGATGTTAAAGAAGAAGATAGGGTTATGAAAATTGAAAAAGGAATTAAAAGATATTTAAAGAATGGATATAGAATGGCAAGAGGAGTTAAAACAAAAAAAGAGATGAAGTTAGGAGACTTAGTAGAAAAGATTATAAGAAAGATAACATTTGGTTATGGTAAAACAATGGCTAAATCTGTAGCTAAATTATTTGGCTATGAAGATTGTGGTTGTGATAAGAGGCAAGAGAAGTTGAATAAATATATAATTACAAAAGATGGCATTAAGAAGTTATAAGAGTTTGCTTAGGCAACAAATGGAACAAGAGGACTACATAGATTTTACTGGATTTAAAACATCTATGGAAACAGGATTTACTGATGATGATTTAAAAATTGTTTATAGATTACATGCAAAGTATTTTGAACATAAATATACTGTACCTTGTGGGTGTGGAGGAGCTAGGAAGATGGACACTATTAATGTGTGGATAAAGGATTTAGAAAAAATTTATAACAATGGGATACAAACCAAGAAGTTATCAGAATAAAGGGAACTGGAGAAAAGGAGAATTATCAGAAAAAAAGTTTAAAGACTATATGGACAAAATAGGAATAGGAGCAAAAAAGACATCAACACATGTAGACAAGAACTACCATGTAGATTTTATTATTGGTGAGATAACTCCTGTAGACTTAAAAGGTGATAAGAAAACTGATGCTGTATGGCTAGAGAAAAGAAATGTGTGGGGAGGTAAAGGTTCATTGTTTGGCTTTGCAAAATATATGGTTATTGAATATCTTGATATAAACAGTTATGTTTTTTATGATAGATTAGGTTTAGTTAAATACATAAAAAGATTTAAAGATGTATGTAAAAATAAATCTGACTATCATTGTTTATATACTAGAGATGGTAATAGAGATGTAATAATAAAAGTTAGAGAATCAGATATAAGAGATTATGAAAAATACAGATTTCAATATTAGTATACCTACAAAGGATATAGACAGAGAGTTAGTTAGTAAGAAACTAGACAACTTAAAAGATATGCAGTATTTAACAAATGCTGAGATAGCTAATAATATTTTATTAGAGTATCAAAAAAAGAATCCTACTAATGAAAAGTTAGAGACTTTGATTAATGCTGTAGTGCAAATACATTTCTATGTAACAGAGCTACAGAATGATAGACATCTTTTGATGTTAAGTATAGATGAATATAGAACAGATAAATTAAGAGCAATTGAAAGAGCTAGAACAGCTGAATCCAAATTGGAAACCAAAGAAGATTGAACTAGGAGTAGAATTAGAATTTGACCCTAATACAATTTACAAAGGTGCAGAGATAGATATTGAGAATCTAATAATAGACCAACTTAATGCTATATGGATGGATTATGAAGCTATACCAAATATGTATGAGGAAGTTTTAATAACATTTCAAAACATGGAATTACTAGGTAGAGTAATAGGAAAGTTCTACCATGTACATAAAGATAGATTATATATAACAGTAACACTTAAACTACAAGAATGAAAATAACACTATTAGATGGAACAGAATGGGAAAAGAAAGATATAATACAAAAGGCATATGATGATGAATTTTACTATGGATATTTAGGTAAAGCAGCTTTTTCTAGCACAACAATTAAACACTTATTATCATCTCCTAAAACATATAAACATATATTGAATTATGGACAGAGTGATGCACAACCTTTAAGAGATGGATGGCTTATGCATACTTGTGTATTAGAGCCACATGTTTTTGAAGAACAAATATTTGTAGATGTACAATCAAAGAACACTAAAAAATATAAAGAGGCAGTAAAAGAACATGGAAGGGTTTTTACTATGAAGGAAAAAAATGATGCAGAAAGATTAGCAGATGCATTACTTAGAAATGAAATGGTGTTAGAGAAACTAAATGGAAGTAAGTTTGAGGTTCCTGAAATAGGTACAATAAGTTTTAATGGAGTTGAGTTTCCCTTTAGAGCTAAGGCAGATATTTTAAAAACCAATGACATGTATGATTTAAAGAGTACAATTTCACTACAGGGATGGAAATATTCTGCTGAGAAATGGGGATATGATGTTCAATGCTTTCTGTACTGTGAGCTGTTTTCTATAAAGCCTGAGAATATGGGATTTATAGTAATTGATAAAGGAAGTTTAGATATAGGATATGCACAATGTACAGAGGATTTTCATACTAGAGGTGGATTAAAAGTAAAGAGAGCATTAGAAACTTATGAGGAATGGTTTATGCAGGAAACAGATTTAGACCAATATTATATAAACATAGAGCTATGAAAAATTACATACCAAGAGCAGATTTAAGACATCACTATAAAACAACTAAAGCTGATATAGCTTTTCAAAAAAGATTACTAAAATATATAATATGGGGTTTTGCTATGTTTACATTTTGGAGTATTATGTTGGTTGAGTTTTTATTTTGGTTATTTAGAGGATGAATAGAAAAGATTATCCAGTATGGACAGGTGTGGTAAATTACTTTCCTGATGCTCTTATGGAAGTATCAAGAGTAAGCAAGATTGGAAATGACCAACACCATAAAGGCAAACCCCTACATTGGGATAAAAGTAAAAGTATGGACCACCTAGATGCTTTAACTAGACATCTACTACAAGCAAAGGAAGATGATGATGATGGAGTATCACATTTGGCAAAAGTAGCATGGAGAGCTTTAGCTGCATTACAAACTAAATTAGAAAACAATGAGAAATAGAAGTAGAATTATGACATTGATAAATGAAATAGAATCATTATCAGGATATAGAGTATTTGAAAACACAAGAAGAAGGGAAGTGGTTGAAATAAGGTCTTTATTATATACTGTACTAAAGAAGTTTTATAGATTTACATTAAGAGAAATCCAAGAACTAGCACAAGAATATAATTATAAGATAACACATGCAAGTGTAATACATAGTATAAAGTCTTTTGAGGTTTATAGTAAATACTCACCACATATTCTAGACTGGTATCATGCAGTTGTAATTGACTTAGAAGAAGATTTAGCAGCTCAAAGAATAGATTATATAAAGCCTAAATTAAAGTATTTATCAGATGATGATTTGTTAAAGTTATCAACAATTGTAAAAGAAATGTATGAGGAGGCTATTATACAAATGAGTGAGGAAGAAAGTTTACAAATCTGACAATAAATTACTAAAAAGAATTTTGGTAGTATTTTTGATGTTATTTATTACATCATGTTATACAATCAAGAGTTCTGTTATTAACAAATTAGATAAGACCTTTCCTAAATCTAAATATACAATAGAGAGGTTAGAAA